AGAGTTGTTATTTCATCATTTAGAAAAGCTTAATGCAATAGATAGGCAGATCGTGTGGTTGCGGTATGCTGAGGGTTTAGTATGGCGTGAGGTGGCTGAGCATGTTGGTTTATCAATCTCGCACACATGGTATCGAGCAAACAAAGCAATGGAGAAATTAAAATGTCAGATGACAAAATAGAAAAAGCTGTCCACAAGAAGAGAAGCAGATCATATCAGAATCAGTTAAGACAGGCAGTTTATGCAGGTGATTTTGAGGGTATTGTTAAATCAGTGATGTTGTTGGCGATTAAAGCAAATGACATAGACGATTGGAAAGCCTCACCCCGAACTTTCATGGAATTGTGTCAGGTGCTTTTAAAGTTTAGGCAAGAGTTTGGTGAGGGTTCACAAGAGTATGATGAGATGTTGCAGCTAATAAGGGGCGGTAAAAGCGAAGAATGAATTGTGGAATTTATCAGATATGCATAGGTGATTATGTTTACTTTGGTTCTTCTAATAATGTTGATAAGCGATTGAGACAACACAAGCAGACATTAAGAGACAATAAACATAAAAACCCTAAGATGCAAAGTGTTTACAATAAGCACAAATGTTTTGAAGGTTTTATGGTTGAAGAGTGTAATGAAGACAACAGATTTGATGTTGAACAGATTTACATTGATACCCATTGGGGATTACCTGAATTGATGAATGTTAGTAAAGATAGTAGAGTTCCTGTATGGGATGAAGGTTTACCTGATTACATGAAAGAAAGTATTAGGCAAGCCATGATAGGTAAGTATCATACAGAAGAGAGTAAAAGAAAGATGAGTAATGCAAAGAAGGGCAAAAAGAAACCTGTTATTCAGTGTCCTCATTGTCCTATGAAAGGTGCTGCTCATGTTTTAAAACGATACCATTTTGATAATTGCAAACACAAATGAAGATAAAGAAGATACCAAAACCAATACTTGACGAGTTTAGAGCAGATCCTAAATTGTTCTTTAAGTTTCTTAAGGTATTTGACAAAGACAGCGCACAATTGGTTCCATTTGAATTAAGGGAGGAGCAACTTGAATTACTTGAAGCATTACAAACAGGACAAAACATTGTCGTCCTTAAATCTCGGCAGATTGGATGTAGCACGCTCATTAGGGCTTATTTTCTCTGGAAAGCCTATGTTTCCGAGGAACCAATCCAACATGCCATTATCAGCTACACACGAGACAGCGCAGATCATCTTCACAGCATCGATAAAGGATTTTATTTGGGATTGCCAAAATCACTCCAAAGGAAGTTGTCCAAATCTTCTGCAAGAACTCTTGAATTTTCAGACACTGGATCAACTCTCCGTTCTTTCACAGCTTCCGGTAAGGCTGGAGCAACCAGATCTTTCACATTCACATCAACACACATCTCAGAGTTTGCTTTCTTCGATGATGCTGATGATCTGCTTGCAAACGTTCTCAGCTCAGTTGGAGGAGGCCAAATCGTCATTGAGACAACTCCGAACAAGCCTGGAGATAAGTTCCACGAATTGATTATGGGTTCACCAGGTAATGGATGGAAGCTTTGTTTCTTTCCCTGGTATCATCATGACAATTACAAAAAGAAATCTCAGTTTCATCAGCCACAAGTTCCTGACATGACAGATGAAGAGAAATCCATCATGGAAGATTTTGGATTATCCAAAGCACAGATGTATTGGAGAAGAACACAGATCAATACAATGGGTATTGAGAAGTTTAGAAGAGAGTTTCCAGCCACGATTGATGAAGCGTTCTTTACCAATTCATTGGCTTATTTTCCTTTAGACATCTTAGATACTTGTGAGGTTGTTGATTTAGGTGGACATCATCACCGTCATTATTCAGATAAAGTTCAAGGAGATAGGTATGCAATGGGAGTGGATGTCGCTCACGGTGTGGGTTCTGATTATTCTACTATTACAGTTGTATCGGCCACCACCAGACAGATAATGTATCATTACAGGAACAATACTATTACACCTGCTCAGTTTGCTGAAGTGGTGGCAGAAACATATTACGAGTGGGGAGAACCCTTTACAATTGTAGAATCTAATGGCCCAGGTGGCACAGTGCTCTATCGATTGGAAGAGTTTGGTGTGCGTAACTTGTTCTACGATGAACGAGGAAGGCCATGGAAGACGGTTAAACACAATAAGGTTGCCATACTGGATTACATGAAAGAATGCATTTGTGATAGGATAGTGTGCACTGTAGATAAACATTTATGGCAGGAGATGCGAGGTATGGAGATTACTAAGGATGCACCTGCAAATCATGATGGACATGATGATTTAATCATTGCTACAGCTCTGGCATTATGGAGTGCGAAGATAAAACCGGCGCCGAGTTTTGCATCTGTTAGAGCTTCTTTGATTGAAGATTACAAAAAAAAGAAAAGAACTAAGCAAATACTGAGACAAGGCGGCCATCAAGGTATGATAAGAACTTGGAGCAATAAATGAAATATGAACTAACACCACGCAGCATCAAAGCCATTGGTGAAGCGCACGATAGATATTGGGAAGAGTATCGTCACGAATTGTTTAAATACAAATCTGCATATGAGACACAATTCTGGAGCAAGCATGCTTCTCAGGATCAACAGATCTACATTCAGACAGCAGATGCTTATGGCTACATTGAGAGCTACATTTCGTCACTCTTTACCCGCAATCCTGGCGTTATCGTTAAAGGTGGCATCAGAGGCCGTGGTGATGCAGAAATCACTCAAGCAGTTGTAAATAATTGGCTCATCAAGCAAAGAAATACGATAGAAGATGCTGCACGCCTTGCTCTCCTCTATCCTATGTCCTTTGTTAAAATCTTACCGACACGTTCTGAAGATCTCTACACAAAGATGGACATGGTTGCAGTGCCTCCTTGGGAAATTATTGTTGATAGAGATGCCAGAAGATGGGAAGATTGCAGGTATGTCGGACATAAATACTACATCAATCTGGTAGATGCCACACATCGCTTTGGTAATAAGCAATTTGATCCTGTGGAAAAGGTTGATTACTTTCAGAAATACATGTTTGAAAAAGATAAAGAAGCAGATTTTTATGATAGTTCATTTGATTACTACAAGTTTATTGAAGTAACAGAAATCTTTGATTTGCATACACGACAAGTTTATTTTTGGACACCTAACTGGCAGAATGGTGATAAATTCCTACTCAAAGAAGAGATACCTTTTATCGATACCCAGGGACAACCTGTAATCCCAATCGTGCCACTTTACTTTAATCGTATACCTGATTGCCCATTGGACGGTTACAGTGCAATGAGACGTATCTACGATCAAATCTACGAAACAAATCTGATTCGTACCTTTCAGGCTAATGCAGTTAGAAAAGCAAGTAGACAATACTTGGTGAGAAGAGGAGCATTAGATGAAGAACAAATGGCACAGATTACAACTGGAATTGATGGTTTATTTGTTGAAGTGGATGATGATGATTTGGCTGGTGTGGTACGTCCTCTCCCCCAGAACCCTACTCCGCCTGAGTTGGAATACTACTACCAACAGGTTCAAAGCGATAAGGACAAGGGTTCGATACTGGCGCCTTTTACACGAGGCGAAAGCACTCGGGCATCTGCTACAGAGATTGCAGCACTGGCGGCATACACATCTTCAGAAGTTGGACGCCTTGCGAGAGAAAGAGATGGAATGATTGAAGGTGTTTCCAAAGTTTATGTCAACATGTTGCGGCTCTACATGGATGTTGAGAATGTTAGAGATGTAATACAGATTGGTAATGCACCACGTGCAGTTGTGGCTTCAGATTTAGATGAGGCATGGGAAATCTATGCACAAGATCAAGCATCAACGCCTATCTCAGAATCTGTCCGTAAGAGAGAGTTCATCCAATCTATTCCACTCTTACAAACGTTAGGCGTGCCTAACACTACTTTGTTGGAAGAGATGGTGAGATCTCTCGGATTACCTGAATCATTTATGGCAGATGCACAAAAGAATCTGAAAGAACAAGCAGCAGCCATGGCATCAGCAGCTAAAGCACAAGCAAGTGGACAAGCTATTGGCCCTGATGCAGTGGAATTACAGCAGATGTCGCAACCAATTGGGCCACAGAACTTACAAACCATACTTCCACCTGGAGGTAAATAGTGGCTGAGATAGATCAGGTTTATTATTGCGAACCATGCGATAAGATATATGAAAAACCTTTTGGACGTTACGGACAATGTGATTGTGGCAGAAAAGGTTGGAGAAATATCACATATGAAGCACATAACATTCAACCCAGAGACATTAGTTTCGTAGGTGGAGATGAAGTGCATAAGTATGGTGTGGATGGATATTACAATGTGTCATTGGGAAAACGATTTGCTAACCGCTATGAAGCTGACAAGTATGCAGAATCGAAAGGTTTGTCAAGAGCTTCTATGTCAGATCTGGATAGGTTAGAAGAAAATAACCATGCAACATATGGGAAAATGGAATCCACTCGTGAGCGATATTTATCAACACTAAACAAATACAAAGGTGATAAAGAACGTGCAGTTGGTGAAGCATTCTCTGTAGAAAATATGATAAAAGACGGAACACTTTCAAAGGATTATGACAAATGAGTAGAAATCAAATGGACATGATGGCAGCCGAATCAGCACCAGCCATCGATCAATTAAGAGCACAAGGTATGCAAGCAGCTACAGAACTGCAAGATGTTAAAGATGAGACAATGATTATGCAGGTTCCTCCTGGAAAATACTCTGCAAAAGCATTGCAACAATTTACACAAGCACTGAATAAAGCTCTGGAACTATTTAAAGCACCACCTCTTCCAATGCCTGAATCAGATTTAGAAGGTGAACTACCTTTGGATCATGTTAAAGCATTACTCATGGTAAATTCAGCCATTTCAGATGCTGGTATTGGTGATGCTATTGATTTACAAAAACTTACAGATGATAAAGGCTTAAAGATGGCTGCAGGTAGATTAGATGCTGCTGCTAAAGATAAAGCCTTTAAATCTTATCTTGCAAAACCGATGGACACAGAAGTTGAAATAACAATGGAAACTGAAGAAGTGCCAGAGGGAATGCATTCAATGCCCGACGGATCTCTAATGAAAGATGAAGAGATGGATGAAGAAGAACTAATGATGTCAAGAATGAGGTAAATACATGACAATAGAACAAAGCAATACGCCAACAGGCACTGCTACTGAAACACAGAATACTGCAGAATCCACTGAAACTACTCAAGGGGTAGATTTAAAGGCACTGCATAAAAAGGCCCAGGAACGCAATTCTGGTAATGACAGAATAGCAAAAGCGTTAGATGTGGCAAAGAACGGTAAAGTTGAAATGCCTGATACAATTGGTATCGAATCTTTACAGAACATTAATGGCTTAGATCAAGGTGGCCATAAAGGAATGGATTACAATCGTGTGATAAATGAATTACCTGATGAGGCAAGAAACTTGCTATCAAATCTCAGGGCTGATTACACACGAAAGACGCAAGAATTAGCGCAACAGAGGAAAGATTTAGAAGCAAGAATGGCAGCAGTTGCCAACTCTAAGTTTGATCAGAACATTAAAGAG